TAGTATAGACTATACTTGAATTACCTACAAATCTTCTAAGGTATCCTTTCCAATCAAACTTAGGTGGCTCAATGTGTGTAAGCCTCTCTATGAGTTCAGCCAGCTCCCCTGGTATATTACCTTGCTTCTTTACTGTTTGTTCAGCACTGTCCTTTAATTGATGCTCAATTTGCTTTTGCACTAATTTCTTGTCAGCTTCAGGTAAATCATCAAACTCTTTCCAACCTGCATGACAATACTGTGAGTTGCCATCCATTTTGTCCATTAAACTATCTAGAGATGGACATGTCCCATCTTCCTGTGCTTGTTCCAAAAGTCTATAATATTCTTTTGTACCTGCTTTTTTAGGAAGATTTAATTCAGGAAAACTTGAGAGTAATAAACCACCATCAGGTAATTTACTTTCCAGTATGTACTGGTTAATTTCTAAATCAGCTGCTATATTAAATAACTTGTGATCAGAATATAATTCTCTCAATATTAAATGACCAAATGCAATATGCAAAAGCTCATGTTTAATTAATCCAAATCTGTGATCTTCACTGAGTTCATTATAGAACTCTGGGTTTATAGTCAATTGCATACCAATGCCATGTTTACTAACTCCTGCTGTAGGAATTTGATCTGTAAACTTCTTATTGATACCAATTAAAAAGAGCCCATAAAAGGGCTCTGTAAATATTAATGTCTTGGTTGTCCGTGCAACCTGATCTTGTATGTTAATCATCTAGTAATTTATTTAATATATCCATGTATATTTTATCAAAAGTATTTATATCTATAAAAGAATATAATTTTTTAGAATCAGCAATGAACTCAAACTTAACAGTGTCAATAAAATTTCTTCTGCTTTTAAACATAAGAGCTTTTGCCATCAACTGGCTTATTATTATTTTATCCTCATATTGACTGTCAAATATTTCCCAAGCAATCTCTTGATCTTCTTTGGATGCATTAAACATTTCTTTTAGTCTAAAAAATTCTTCAACTGTTATTATTTTTCTGTTCATTCTCTATTAATTCTATCCATACTCCTGGGTTCTTTTTATCATAAGTATATTGATCAAATGCAGGAATTATAAACTCTGCATTATCATCTTCTATCCAACCATACTTAACCATATCATCTTGCACTGTCTGTGCAGGATTTATATAATCAAACTTATGGCGGCTACCTCTAATAAATCTAAAAGATATTTTTACTGGAAGCTCATGCTTCTCAAGTTCTTTCTTGAACTCTTCAGTATATTTAAGATAAATATCTTTAGTAGCTTTTCTGTAATTCATTACAGCTTTGCTAGCAATAAAGTATTTACCTGTCCATCTTCTTCCATTCTTACTAGAAGGTACGTTTCCCGGTATAAACCATTTCATATATTATTTATTTAAAGTTTCTTTCAATAATGGTTTTAGCATTGCATGCAACTTATCAAATCCTATCTCTACCATAGCATCTGATATGTCTTTACATATAGTTGGAACACACCCGTGGATTTTATATGTATTAGCATACTTGTCCACAGCATTCTTACCTGCTTCATCATTATCAAACAATGTAATAACTTTCTTATACTTTTTCTTAAGATGCTCTATGATATGAGGTTTAATCATAGTGTTCTCTGAATCAGGAGCTATAACTTCTATGTTATAACCCATGCTTCTAAGACACATTGCATCTTTTAAAGATGAACATATAACTAAATAAGGTTGGTTAAACTTAAGTTGATCAAAGCCCTGCAGATATTGCTTTGCTTTAAAAAACTTATGCTTTTTACTATGAGGCTGATATACTTTGTATACTTCACCATTCTTATCAAAATAACCATAGCAAAATTTGCTACCTATTTTTAGTTTCTTAACTTCATTTGATTCCTGTTTAACTAAGTTGTAATAATCAATTGGCTTTACATTATAAGTATCTAATAAAGATTTACCTATTCTATATGACAACCAATAATTACTATCATCTACAGTCCAATCTCTAAGATTTATAAAGTCTATTTCCCATCTTGTTTGTGGTATAAACTTTTCTTCTTTATAATCAGATGTTTTTATGAACTTGTTGTAGTCAGATACTATTGTTCTCATAGCTTCTGAGAAATTGATACCAAGTATTAACTTAACCAAGTCAACCTTGTTACCACTCTTACCAGTAGAAAAATCCTTAAACTTATATTGCATAACAGTCTTATCAACATATATACAAAAGCTTGGAGTTCTCTCATTAGGATTAAAAATAGATTTAATTTTTAAGTCCTGACCTGTTAGTCTTTCTGGTAAGTCTAAATAGTATTGGAATACCCATGTGCTTGGTACATCTGATCCTTCAATTACAAAGTTCTTAGTGCTAAACATATTCCAAAAATAAGAAAAAGAAATGGGCCCAGCATTATACTGAGCCCAATCTTTTGGTTTATATTAAAGGTCAAAGTCATCACCTGTTGTAGACACAGGCTCAAAACTTGTTGTTGTAGCTGACTCTTTCTTTAGCATTGGACGGAAATGATTTGTATCATTTTTATCAAATGTTAATAGATTAGAATTCTCAGCATCTAATGCCTCTAATGGTGAACCATTTCTTGATCTCTTAGGTAAAAACAAGTCATTATTTACATAACCTTCTTTGTTTTCCCACTCACGTGCACCTAAGCATGCATTGATATACCCAGTATTAGCACATACTGTAACAGCTTTAGCCATGAAATCCTCAATGGTGTTAGCTTCAATTGCATCTAGCTCATTTCTCTTACCAACTACTTCAGATAAAAATACCATAGCCTTTAACACTTCTGTGTCACGGCTAATTTCATTACCATTTGATAATGTAGCATCTTTAAATGGATACGGTGAGAATCTTACTCTACCTACTTGACCTTCAAAACGTGGACCATTAGGATTATTCATGTCTTTCAAGAAGCCATTAAATTCTCCTGTTACTGGTTCACCTTCTATGTGTAGTGTAATATTAAATGCATCTGCATCATAAGGTGTTTGATCAAATGTTATAGAGTTGATCTTTACTTTGTGGTTACCTGTTCCAATTACTGGTTTAGTTCCGCCTGATCCGGCAGACATGTCTTTAGTACTTAACATAATTCTGTTTTTTAAATGTTTATTAATAATTAATTGTTGTATTCTTCAATACGTTGTTTAACAAGCTGCAGGTCATTAGGGATAAAACTATCCTCAAACATACCCATAGGTGATTTACATGTGTTCTCTCCTGAGTTTTGTGTTTCAAAACCATATTCAAGTTCACCATCATCATTTTTATTTACTTTACCAAATAAAACTATAGAGAATAGACCTTCCAAAGTTAGAGTATTGTCAATCATTTTACCAATAGTCTTAGCTTTAATTTTTCTATTCCCGTTTATATCAGTTGAATCTTCTGAATGAGTCAAAAAGATTACAGTTAAATCATCTCTCAAATCTTTAGGAAGTTTTGCAACCATGGCTAAGTTGGCTGCTATTTGAGTGAACTTATCATAACCTTTCTCATTGGCTCTATCAAAATATTCAAAAGAACTCATATACTGCCAGTCATCTACTACAATTGTTTTGATGTCTGTCATTTTATCATTAACATGCTTCATTGCTTTAATAATACCAGGAGCACTTGCTGCTGATGTTAAATTACCTTTAGGGTTATCTTTGCTAATCTGAGTATACTTACTCTTGTAGCCTTTAAACGGTAAAGGTTTGTTTGCAATGTTTATAATGAAAGTCTCTTTAGGATCTAATGTCCTGATTGAGGTAGACTTTCCTGTACCTGAATCTGCAATTACTAATACGCTTTGTGCCATGTTTATTTAATTAATTTATTGATTACTTTGGTTAGTGTTATTAATGTTTGATTAATGTCTTCTAATTTATTTACTAATGCAGAAGATGGTGTCTCATCAGGATTAGGTAAGCTAAATAAATCTGCAACTTTACCTGTATCATTAAACTTTTGAACTGGTATTTCTTTAGATGTTACATCTTTAATAACTTTTAACTCACTTACCGGAATTAAATGTCTCTGGAATCCTGAGTTGCTAGTAATTAACTCATACTCTGATTTCCAATGAGGGTTGTGTTTATGTAGATATAATGTTCTTTTAGGGTCTTCAGTATCATAATCAATACTTACAAACTCTGTGTATATATCTTTTTCTTTCTCCATTTCACTAGGAAAGAAGCTAACGTGTAATTCATCCTTGCCAGATGGTCTGTAAGCCATCTTAGGAATATATAATGCATTAATTTTTCCTTCTGTTTGAAAGTAATCTTCATGCTCTTCTCTTAATTTTGTAACTTTAGCTTTACGCTCTGCTGGTGTTAATCCCATAACTTCTCTATTTAATTTTTTAGTATTTATCATCTCCTTTCTTGTTGTCCAGGTGTAGCCATCTCTTCAATTTGCATTTGTTCAAACTTTGCTTTGAAGAAACTCATTCTTGCATCACCATTTCTAGCTTTCAGGAAATGCAGAACTAATGTTCTATCATTTTCTATTATATATCTATCAGGTCCATAGAACCTTATCTTTTGTTTAGCTGGTCTGTTGATACCTATTAACATATCTGCATGCTGAAGCATTGCATCTGAGCCAAATATATCTGACTCAAGTATATAGTTACCATATTTACCATCTATAGCCCTATCCGGGTTGTCTATATTCCTATTAAGTTGTGACAAAGCAATAAACAAACAAGGATAATCTCTTTTACATTGTGTAAAGAACTCACCTAATTCAAATAACATATCTAATGTGCTATTCTGGTATGGTGCTCTCTTTACTAACATAGTATGGTCAAGAGTTATCATTGTGTTTACTCCTTTATGTAAATTCATATAGGCATCTATCTGTTCACGCATCTGATTAACAGTCATAGGTGTACTAATTATGTCAACCGGGTGCTTTACTCTTTCTTTAGCATATTGATGACATGTGTTTAATGTATCAGTACTTAATGTTGATCCTGCACTACACAGTTCTTTATAAGTCTTACCTGTAATAGAACTAAATTCTCTGATTGCTGAGGTTCTACCCACCATCTCAAATTGAAATTCTAATACTCTAAAGTTATCATTAGGATTTAATGCAAATGATTCTCTGATAATTTGATCTTTAATTAATGTTTTACCTGAACCAGGTCTACCACCAATTACAGTCAATGTATTCCACTCTATTCCGTCTGTAGCAGCATCATTAAACTTAGGCCAAGGTGTATATATAGATTTCTCTTCTCCAGTTGATCTCTTAAACATATATTTAAGAGCTTCATTAAAGGCGGCATACTGCCCAACCCATGCTTCTGATGTTTTTTTCATACTACGTTTTCTTTAAAGTGATCATCCTCTGTACTGACACCTTCTAGTATCATATCACAGTAGTCTGCTAATGTTGAGTGTTTAACTCTATGCTTATCTTGTTTACATACAAAGTACTGGCTAGTCTGCATATACATGTATTGTGCATCTCTGTACTCATTTACATACATTTTTGTAGCCTTCATTATATCTTCCCATGTATAGTCATAAGTTTCAAAGAACCATCTAAATGCTTCTCCTAATGCTTTGACATTATTTCTTGCTGGCTTACCGCTTGGTAATTTCTTAGC